TCAACTACAAACTTTTTAAACTTGTCGCTTTTTAAGCCTGTAAGTACAAGTGGTTTAATAAGTGCAAACATTATTTAGTCTCCTCTTTCTTAGCTTTAGGTGCTTTCTTTTTAGCAGCTGCTACTTTAGCTTTAGCGTCAGCTTCTCTTGCTGCTCTTTGTAATGATAGTGTGCTCATTTAAAATAATCCAAATTTTTTGTCTTTTTTAGGCGGTTTAGTTGAGACTATAGGTATTATGTCCTGACACATTTTTGCATTAGGTGTGTTCGGTCTATACATAAAGCCCTTTTTCATTAAATCCGCACATTTGTGTGCTCGTGTAATCTCGTACTCGAGCTTCATTTTTTCCTCGTATCTTCTTGCCATCTCTTTACACTGCTTATATCCTGACTTATCTAAAGGAACCATAAAGTTAATCTGGAACCCCCAGTTTTCTGCTAGGGTGTAGCTAGAAGGTTGCATAAACTCATCAAATGGTTTGCTATGATTACCCATATAAAAAGGGCTAAACGTCATGGTAGATCCATTACATTGTATATTTGGACCATATATCTGACGTGATGACGCACCATTATTCTGAAACTGTACAGCTTGGTTAGTTACGTTACCAGTAGCAGCAGCTACAGGATTGCTGACATTTGTATCTTCAGCAAATACAGGTGTACTTATTGTGCAAAGATAGAGTAAGAGTTTGTAGTAGAATCTGTTTCTATTGTTCTGTCTATTGTTATTGTTTCTATTGTCCCTGCTTCTCTTGTTGTTATTGATAGATCCCAACTTGTTGCGTTGGTTGTTGGTGTGTAAGTTGCGCTGTCTGAACCTATACCACCAGTTCCACCAACTGTAATGTTTGTGCCGGTGTAGGTTTCTACTGCCGCACCTTTGACATCGTGTACTATCTCTTCTGTTATAGTTTGAGTTGTCGTTGTCGTTGACTGCATCGACCCTGTTGTAAACTGGGGCGTGACAGTGTTTGCTCTTGCAGCTGCGGGTGACAACAGGCTTAAGAGTATTATCCATTTAGTCATGTCTTAGGTTTCTCTTTGTCTTGTTTTTTACCATCGCCCCCAGTACCACCATCTGTTCTTCATGATCGTCTATTCCTTCTTTGATTCTTTTGAAGAGTCCTTTTTGTTCTTCGGGTTTTTTCTCCATTTGGTGATTTTATCATTTAGGAATTTCTGGACCTTTTTACGTATCCATTCAATTATAGGCTGTGTTACAGTTGTAGCTGCCACAGCTGTAATCGCCGTTGTAGCTGCCACTACGACAACTTCAGTAGAAGGTTGAGGTATTGGCTGTTTAATAAACGGTATTTTTAGGGTAGGTGGTTCGGGTGGTTTTTCTTCTACAGTCTCGACAGGTTCATCTTCCTGATCTCTAAGATCACTAGGAGGAACTACCATAGGTGTATAATATGGTACGTCAGCTGTAGGTATTGGTATTTCGACAGTTTCTATCTCTTTAATATCTGGTAATACTATGGTGGGTATTTCCATTAATCAGCTGCTTCTGGTTCGTTTCCTTCTCCTAACCATTTAACGTATTCTTGGTAGTGTCTGTTATTTTCAGAAATAGGAATACTCAGTACTAATCCATCTCTTTCTGTTATTATACAAGTTACTACACCATCTATGTTTTTAAATTTTTTGTAAATTGGATCTGTTGGATATGCCATAATTATATCTCCGCATCTAACGCTAATTTAGCACCACTGTTAGTTTCAATCCAGACATAATCGCCTACACTTCCACCGCTTGCGTTTCCATTAGTAATAAATGTACCGCTTTGAGCATTACCATCATTAAAACCAGTAAAATTGTTAAAGCTATGGTTATCTCCTAATCTGGTTCTAAATGTACCAGAACCACTACCAGTTCCAGATGAACTTTCTACGCTTGGTTCAGTCCTCATTTCAACAGGAAATCTATATGGACAATAAATACTACTGCCATTAGAGTACATTGTTCCACCTAAACCACCTGTTTGACCACCACCATTTGGATGTCCAGACATTATTACTATCTGATAGTAACGCATACACCTTATAAGCTCGTCTGCATATGTTTCATGAGCAAAATCTGTTGCTGAGTCCCCCACTTCTAATTGGACTCCTGTAATTTGTAATGAGGCATCATTTGTTGTGTACCATGTTGAAGTACTGTCAGGAACTCTTTGTGACCAATTAACTGCACTCCAAGCATTTTGAGTTACACTACCTGTTAAATTTGTACCAGCAAACGGCCAAAGATAAAGTCTTAAACCAGATCCATAATCATTATTAAATGTAAGATTAGCGTTACCGGGTATTGTTTTTGTAACTTTTGTCCAAGTCATTGCTGTTAATGAACCAGTGCCAAAAGGATAATTATATGTACTTCCATCTTGTGATAAAATTTGACCAAAAAATTCTTGAGATACACTTGATTTAATCCAAAAAGATAAAGTAATATAGCTATTTGGATCTGTATAATTCCATCCACAAGTTGCGATATTTTGTGCTTCAATAGCGTGTCCCATCAATACATAATCATCAGCACCAGCACCACTTGTTTGGTTTCCGTTTGTTACACCCCAAGCTGTTCTAAATCCTTCTTTGTAAGGATGATCGCCACTTGTTGGTAAATGATAAGGACTACTTGGAGGAGAAACTTCAAATGTTGAAAAAGTTGGTGCTTCATCTGTTGAACCATGCTCTTGTGACCATCTATCAACTGTATGATATCCATTAGAGTTAGTTGATGATGTAGCTCTTTGTGCAACTTGCATTGCTCCGTTAATTATTAAATTTTTAGCTTTACCAGCACTGCTAATACCAGTTAGGTTTGCTCCGCTGATAGCTGGTAACGTACCTGTAATATTTGCAGCTGGAATGTTGGTTAAATTAGTTGCACTGATAGCTGGTAGTGTACCAGTTATGTTTGCAGCTGGAATGTTTGTTAAGTTAGCTGCACTAATAGCTGGTAGTGTACCTGTTATATTAGCAGCTGGAACTGCTGTCAAATTAGTTGCACTTGCAGCGGGTAGTGTAGCAGGGAATCTAGCATCTGGAACCGTACCTGATGTTAGATTACTAGCACTCAGAGCTGTCAAGTCTTTTGCTGTATTAGCAGTTCTTTCTGTATTTATAGCATTAGCTAACTTATCTGTAGTAACAGCGTCGTCAGCTATAGCTCCTGTTTTAATTGTTGTTAACGCCATTAATCTGTTTCCTCCGTAATTCCAATGGCTTTCTTTTCGTCTAACGTCGTTAGCCTAAGCCAGTTAGCCGGATACTTGGTTCCATCTGATGTTTGAAACGGCACATCGACTGGAAGAGTCTTGCCTTCTAATTTGAATACCATTATCTCGCACGTGAGTATTTAAAAGGTGCTTCTGCAAAAGCTAAATATATAATAGTATTATTAGCTTTATTAAATTCATCCCATGTGCTTCTAGGCTTAAATCCATTACTTAAAATATCTAAAGCTGGTAATGTCGCATGAGATTCTTCAGCATTATTTAGGTTTGCATATAAATTTCGTAAAGCTGGATTATGTGGCTCTCTTTTAGTATCATACATTTCCCAGTTTGTTGTTGTGTCTGAATTTTTAAAAAGTATAAAAGCTGGTCTGAATCCTGTATAAACAAATGTGCCATCAGCATTTCCGTTGCCATTATATGACCCAATTTTGCTATACCCTGCTACGCTGTTAAAGCAGTAAGCTATAAATTCTTTAGAACTACCACCTGTTGAATCATCGTTAGCTACACCAAAAACAGTAGAAGTTGGTGATCCATTCCATTTATCAGAGCCTGAAGTAAGTGCAATATTATTATTTAGAGAAAGGTATTTACCGTTTGTATCTGTAAATCCATCAACCCATACTCTCCAATCATTTGTCCCGTTTCGTTGTTTAACAAATATAATCTCAGGAGCTACTCCCAATCCATGTCCAACAACTGAAGCAGAAGAATGTCCTACATATTTAACAATAGAAAAGCCTGCTGTTGTATTAGCTCTAACATATGAGTCATTTGTACCATCAGTATTTGTTACTGTAGAATCAGCACCCTTCCAGTTCCATGCAACATAAGTTCTACTACTTCCGTTCATGTCTCCATTATTACCAACGGTAAAACCACCATTAACAAAAGCAGTTAAGAAAGCAGCATTTGTACCTTCAGCATTATCTCTTGAAGAAATTAAATAGTTAGTTACACCGGTCACAGAGTTAGTAAGAATATGAGAGTTTGAGCCATCTCTTCTTTTTACCCATGTAAAGTCAGGAGTAAAATCTACTTCATCTGTATCAGATATTGTCTGAGTACTGCTATTTCCACCATATGTAAGTGTTCCAAAATGTTTATTAGGGAAAGTTATAGATGGATCTGGCAAGTTTGCTGAACACATAGCTAAAGCATTAGCTGGAACTGTATATTTAAAACTTCCTATTCCGTTTGCATCTGTATTAGTGCCTGCTGTATTACTGCCTGAAAATGTGCTATCCTGTCCAAAATTAGCTTGACCACTTGGGTTAAATGAAGCACCTCCAGAACTAAGCCATACTGCTATACCTTCAAATCCACCTGTATCAGTTGTAAAGAAACTATCTCCAAGAGTTACAGCACTTGTTGGAGTTGATTGATTCCATGAACCAGAACCATTTGCCCATTGTCCATTTTTTCCAAAGTATACTTCTGGTGTAGACGCATCCATATCAATATAAATACAAAGTACATCGTTTTGTGAAAGACCTCCTCCATGGGAAACGATTGACTCAGATCCCGCAGTTCTAATATATAAGTTACCGTCAACTCCATATATTCCGGCATATCTTGTATTATTTTCTGTTGGAGTTAATCTAATTTGATATGGACCTACACCGTACATTAATTGTGTTTCACTATTTATTAATTTAACTTCTGCATACCATTTTCCTGATGTCATCATAAAGGTACTTAAAAATGTTCGGTTGTTATTTCTACCCGAACCACTTGTACCTGTTATAAACCTTAAACCTCCTTCCGATAATGCAGCCCCACTTGATGGTGGAGTTGCATAATGTCTCATCGTAGAAAAATTATTTGTTGGTGTATCTTTTACAACATCACCAGTTGCAAAACCATTTGGAGTCCAGTTATTACTATTACCAGAAGTATCTTTACCAAGTGTTGTTGCAGTTGTTCCAGAATTATCTTTAAATTCTAGATACCAACCAGTAGTCCCAAAGCTACCGCTATATTCTTTAGGTATAAGTTGACCTGTAACTGGATTTGTTTTTGTAAAAGAAGTTGGATCTAATGCCAGACCATCAATAAAATGAAATTCAGCCATATAACCACCGAAAAAATTAGACCAGTTAGCACTTCCTGTATACCCTTGACCATATTCTGTAAAACCAAGATCATGCAGTTGGGCATCATTAAGTTTTCCATCTGCATCATCAAAGCTACGAGTTGTTGTAACGTCTTGTCGTACGCCGTTTACAAATATTTTTGCTCTATCAGCAGCAGTACTATTAGCATAATCAGCAACAAAACAAAGATGGTACCATGCACTCGTATCCCTATATTTAGCAACCGTATCTATAAGTCCTCTACCTTGCGAATCATCGCCTTGGTCGAAAGCAAGTGTGTCGTCTGAATTAAATTTAATCCATCCTCTATTACTATTACCGGCAGTATGTAGTATGGTTTGCCCATCATTACCTCCTATACTATTTGAATATGATGAAGCACCTAATTTAGTTCTTTTGACCCAAACAGCTAATGTAAATGTTTTACGATTTCCTCCTGATTGAATAGTTCTGTGAAATCTATGAGGAGCACTTTGGTCTTCATCAAACCTTAAACTTTGTTCTACTTCATAATCTCCGGCAGCACTAGATCCCATTCTAATTGTATTAAATAGTCCCATTATTTTACATCCAAACTAGCTACAGCATGTATATTGCCAGCTGCTACAACTAAGAAGTCTATTCTATCTACAGCACCAGCTGCTGTGCTAAGTGTAGGTGCAGTTCCACCTGCCCACTTCCAAGCTGAGTTCCATGCTGCCGTACGTGATCCGGTGCCATCCTGTGTAATTATGATGGAGCCAGATTGACCGGCGACCTCATTACTAGGGTCAGCAAAGGTTGTATTGTGCCCAAGTGTAACAGTATGATAGTTAGCTGTTCCTAAATCTAAAGTAATTGTACTTGCAGATGTAGCAGCAGATAAGTTACCAGATACAGAACCTGTAAATGCACAACCAGTGCTCGTTGTTTCAAACTTTTTATTACCTTCGTAATTTAGTTCTTGACCTAATCTACTAAATTTAGCTGAATAAGTACTATATTGAGTATCATAAATATCAACTCCTGACCCATAAGATGCTATATTTAATTTACCTTGGCCAGTTTCTTGTATCCAACTATTCGTGGCATCGTGATAAATCTGTAAATCTCCACTAGCACCAACTTTAATACGATCATCAGCACTACTAGAACTGTCTCCAACTAAAATATGATTTCCATTAGTTTCTAAGTCTCCGCCTAGCTGTGGTGATGTGTCAGTAACAAGATCTGTAGTGTTTGTATCAGTAGAAACTAAGTCTATAGTACCATCACCATCTTGATAAGTTGCTGTTATATTAGTCTCAGTATTACCTGTAAACATAGCACCAACTATGTCTTGTACTTCTTCAGTTGATAGCTGAGTAGTATAACTAGGTACTACCCATTCTAGACCATTACTGGAATACTTAAGAAACTTATCAGTTCCAGACGGTGCATTATGTATATCTAATTTAGCTTCTGTTATTGAATCGTCAGCTAACTTACTACCAGCTATATCAGCAGAAGCATTGACGTCAGCATTTACAATACTTCCATCTACAATCTTAGCAGATGTAACTGTGTTGTCCCCGGGTGTAGGTATAGTTACAGCAGATCCTATCTGTACTATAAATACAGAATCTCCTGTTTGTAAGTTAGCACCAAATATAATAGTATTAGTATCAACCATTGCAAAACCTTCAGCCGGTGCTGAGGTTCCTGTGTTAGGTTTTTGTATTACACCGTTAACCGAAACTACAAGTTGTGCTGCACTTGTTACACTTGCTGCTGATCCTGAGCTGCTACTTTCACGTAAGTCATATGTAGCAATACTACCATCTAAAGTAGGTGCTCCCGTACCACCAGCTGGACATAAGAATAAAAACTTAAAGTCACCAGTAGATGTTACTTCTCCCCAAGATGAACCATCATAGACTTTCATCTTGTTAGCGTTAGTATCAAATACTAAGTCACCGGCATCATTATTAGATCCGGGTTCTCCGGCGTTTATACGATATCTTGCAAAGAAATCATTGATGTCATCAGATAACTGTTTAGTATCAGCTGGTGTAGGAATAATTCTATGAAAATTATATGTATTACTTGAGCCTGTAGATACAACCTGTAACCCAACTCCTGACGCTAAAGTCTCACCATATAAGCTAGAGGGAGCATTATTAATTGTTACGTTATCAGATCCGTTTCCGGCTGTTCGAGCAGTAGTAGATACACCACTACCATTAAAGACAACACCGGCTGCATCTGTAATACTAATTACAACACCAGAAGCCGGTATACTTGTTGGAAAGTTATCTTCATCTGCTATCACTTCAAAACCACCGAATGGTTCTAGCTGTGCAGCCACATAATCTACAACAGCTCCAGAAGTTGGAATGTGTGAATCACTATTTGTTATAGTTGTCTGCTCACAGCCAAGCATACCTATTTCTACTGCATCATTTGCAATAGTAACAGCACCATCGTTAGCAAGTGTTATGTCTCCTGATATTGCTACAGCTGTAGGAACAGTAGAACCACTACCAACGATAATTTGTCCATCAGGTACTGCTGCAAGCTTACTGTGTGCTATCGCTGCACTAGCATTTACATCATCGTTAACGATAGCTCCGTTAGCTATTTTATCTGAGTTAACTGCACCGCTTGCTATTGTTAAAGCTACTGATCCAGTTACGTCACCTGTATGAGTTTGGTTAGTAATCTTAGCTGTGTTAGCAGCAACATCAGTAGCAATGTCTATACCATCTACAGTGCCAGATACAGCAATATTACCTGTAACTGTAAGAGCACCTGTAGCTGCTGTACCAGTTGTAACTATATTTTGACTACCAAAGTCAGGACTAATTTTTGTACCAGCTATAGCAGCTGACGTATTAACATCAGCATTAACTATTGTGCCATCAAGTATTTTAGCACTTGTTATAGAACCATCCTTTAAATCAGATGTAACTATAGTTTGATTCTGTTCTTCTTGTGCAGCATACAGAATCTGTGTCATATTATTGTTAAGATCACCCGCCTTAACTGACGACCCTGCTGTAAATGTAGCTTTAGCTGTGTCTACATCTGTGTCTCTACGAATACGTATAGACTGTGGGCTAGCCGGTATGTTTCCGGAAGTGAATACTACGTTACCGCCACCGGTTGTTGTATAGCTTGTTATATTATAGTGGTTGCCTGATGTTTTTGTAACACCGTCGACATCCACTTTAATATCAGCTTCTTTTATGGAAGGAAAGGAAAACGACTTCGTAGCGTTTCCATCTCCTGTATAATCTACGAAAGTTGTTGCCATTACTTATACATGTTTTGTAAATTGTACGAAGAGAATTGTTTATCTAGCTGTTTTTGTTTTTTCTCTTCTTGCTCTGCAATTAAAGCAGCTATATTTGGGTTAACACTAATTTTTGCCCAAGCTATTTTACGAGCGTTTTTAAATAGTCTATCAATTACTTGGTTATGGTAGTAATCTCTAGCGTCAAATTCACCACGTCTTCCAGCCTTAATATCAGCTATCATCAGTTGCATAGATGCTATCATATCTGGATCTCTTGATAGTTTGTCAAGTTCATATTCTAGATTTTGTTCACCTATAGCTTGTTGGAATAATGATCTGATATCAGGATCGTCAGTTAAATTAGTACCGTCGGGTGCATAATATGTAGACATACGTAAATCATATCCACTATTAAATAAGAATGTTCTACCATCTGAGCTATCTAAATTTAAAGATACTGGACTGATGGCATTAAATGCTCTAGTCATAAAGTCATACTCTTTAATAGGTCTACCATTTAGCATATCATACTTAATTGGTAAATCACGTCCGGGAAGATACTCAGCAAAAAGGTTACGGTTACGATATGATTGAAATACACCTGAGTTAATTTCACGCATATATGGTGTAATTAGTTTACCCATTTCGTTACGTAAACCAGCTAGAGGTATAGTGTTGTTAGTTATACTAGCAGCGATACGTTCTACCTGACCGGGGCGTCCAGCTGCTAAATCAACTAACTGTTGAATACCAGCCATATATGATTTACTAGATATAGACTGTGCTATAACTAATGAAATCTTTTGTAGTTCTCTTTCTGTCCACTCTTCACCCATCAACATACTAGCATCACCTACGTCAGCGATAGTAGATAGTATAAGGTTAAAAGGTTCTATAGAGTCATAGCCTAGACGTACTTCGCCTAGTTGTATAGTTCTAGGTATATAACCAGCGTCTATCCAACCTTGTCTTTTCTGCCTGTCAGATGGTCCATTACCAGCTAATGCTCCAGACATCCACTTCTGAGCAGCCATAAAGGTTATAGCAGAACCTATAGCAAGTCTACCTGTTTGTAGAGCTTTAGCGTTCTGTAACTCTTCTATAGTATTAATACCATATTTTTTAAGAGATCCTAAATTATCTGCTGATGCAAATGCAATATCGTTAAACTCTTTAACTAAGAAGTTAAACCCGGGTGTATGCTTACCTGTAAGTGCGAGTCCGTTTACACCAGTTCTAGCAAATAAGAAGAAAGGTCTAACGTATGGGTTAGCTGTTAATACATCGTTAAGTCCCTTAGCAAAACCTGTTAAGTCCTGTGTAAGTGTAACTTCTTTACGTGCAAAGTTAGTAGCTTCATCTTTTATGTTACCAGCTGCATCAAATATTTGACCATAGAAATCGTCTTGATATGCTCGCATTAAAGTGGGAGTAATTTGTGGTAAATCAATACCACTACCCTGCATGTCTAAAACCTGACGCATAGCTTTTTCTCTCATCTTAGCTCTACCAAGTAAGAATGTAAAAGCATCGTCAGTTGCTGCCATGATTTTAGTAGAGTATGAAAACAAATTATTGTTATTAATACCCCTAACCATGTTAGTAAAAGCAAATATAGCACGATCTGTTTTATCAGCTCTACCGCTATCTTCTGCCCATCTACGTATCAATTCCCAGTTATAATCACCCTTACTAAATTCTGTATATCTAGTTCTAACAGTTGATAATTCACCACTCCAGTAGCCATTTAACTTAGTAAAGAATAAATCAAACGCTTCTGGTATAGCTTCCATCATACCATTCATGGAGGATAGGCTAGAACGTATTGTAGCACTGTCACCTTCAAACGGATAACGTATAAGAGCACCCATAAAGGTAGACAATGGTCTTAAGAATGTTGCAGTACCTGTACCTAAAAGTGCTCGCAATGGAGTTTTAGGTCCACTTAGTACACTATGACTTACCATTTCCTGTAAGCTTCTTATTAGTGCACCAGTACGATCAGGTTGTGACTCATCAAATCGTCCACCTCTTAGTACTTTTCGAGCCCAGTTGTCAAAGTCATCTAGATTATTTACGTTTTTCATCATAGAAAACGCTTCAAACAACGCATTTAGTAGGTTGTCATCTGGATCATCTTTAGCTATTTTAAGAATAGACATGATAGATTCTTTAACATCTGCCATATCAGACTGAACTGCTTGGGTTACTGCGTCATCAAGCTGCTGTCTAGTTTTACCAGCTCCAAATGATCTAAAATAATCAGAAGCAACAAACCTAGATTTCTTTGTTTGGTATAAAGCTGTAAGCATAGTATCTACTATCTGCTTTGCTGGTCCATCTATATCGTCTAGTGATACATAATTCATCAGTTCTCTGCCTGCTATACCTGTATCACGTAGCTTTTTAAGTAAGTCACCTACAACTAAGTCAGCTGTAACGACTGTTTCAGCAGACCATGTTTCAAATACATTATCACCTAGAGGTAAAGTAGCTTTTTGTTTTTCAAATAAGTCACTTAAATACTCTTCTGGTGTCATATCAAGTGGTTCTCTACCATCTGTTATCTTATGAAACTCAGTAACAGCGTCACGCCAAACATTAGCTAAAGCTTTTCTATCACCCTTTACAGACTCTAGTTCTACTTTAAACTTTTCATCGCTCATCAAGCCTCTTAAAGTAGTCTCAACAATCTCATCTGTAGTACCACCATACCTAGCAACACGCTCTCTTTCGACAGCAGTAGTTACACCACCTGTAGATCCGTCTTCTGATCCCCAGTCAGTTCTAGTTTTCTTTAATTGTTCTCTAGCTTGCCCGGGTTCAACAGTAGATGTGTGAGCACCTTGATGCCTTTGAGCTATTACTTTATTCTTTTCAGCACGAAACTCAGTCTCTCCTCTACGTAGCTGTGCTAACGCTTGAGTAGTTGTCTGATCTTCGATGCTTCCATTACGTCTTATAATTTGACGTCTTACTGATTTACCACCCTTACCTAGTAGCATACCTACACCGTCAAATGCAAGTCCTATTCCCATACCTTCTACGATGTTTTTAAACTTCATCATAACAGGATGGTCAGTATCTCTTGTGCTTAGAGGTGTATCTATCCAACCATAATGGTCACGTAAACTACCTAAAGCATTATGTCCATCAGACTCTTTAGAGATAAGGTCAGAAATACCACCAATAGCCATAGCTCTAGTAATATTTCCCATGTTCATTAAGCCTGCACCACCAGCTGCAAGTATAGGTAAACCTGTAGCAGCTAGTCCTTTAGCAGCTAGAACAGTTCCTAAAGCCATTGTACCAAAGTGAACTGTTCCTCTTAGTAGCTGCCCCCACCAAGTCTTAGTTATAATAGGATCATCATAATTATAGAACGGGTCCCAATCAGGTCGGTAATAACCCTGTTCTTCGATTTCTCTTTGTCTTGCACCAGAAAGTGCATCAATCGTTCTTTCTGCAAAAGTTGTACCAGAGGAAACAGTATCCACTACGCCACCACTGATTGCACTTCCGATCTCCTTACCGACTGCGGCTAGACCCCATGAATCTTTGTTACGAGGATCTTCTCGTTCAGCTGTATATTTTTCTCTTTGTTGGTTAGCTTGTTGTACACTATTGTTAAGGGCGTCTTGTTTTTCTTGCTCTTCAGCAAATTGGTCAGCGATCTCATTTACGGAAGGCAGTCCTGTAGGATCGTATTGAATGTCGTCTTCCATTATAATTTAGTGTTAAGTTCTTCGTTTACTAATACTTTTATTAGGTATTGTAAATTGTTAAATTTTTCTGGTATATTCTCTCCGCCTGTTCCTGTTAACTTATCAAACAGTTCTTGATCTTCCTCACTTAACTCAAACATACCTAAATAGCTTGTATCGCCACTCCATTTAAGCCTATCGTTAGCATCAAACTTAAGTGCCTTAAATATTAAGGCTTTCTCAAAGTTTTCGTTGAACTGTTGTCCATCTTTAAGTAGATCATTATTAGCCATATACTGTAGTAAAGTAGTTAATTGTCTACCTTTTATTCTATATTTACCAAACTCAGCATCTGGGTTATCCAGAGCTAATTTAAAAATAGCTTGATCGTCTCCGGCAGCAACAATAGGTATTTCTCGTAAGTCAATCGTTTCACTAAACTCTCCATCAACTTTAAATGCACCAGTGCCATCAAAGTGTTCTAGAGATTCTGCATTTTCAATATCTTTGAAAGCTTCTTTCCAATTTTCACTGTTGACTATAGCGTATCTTAATGCTGGTGATTTATCTGGATAGTGAGTTAATAATCTAGATTCTAGTATGTTAGTTTTACGAGGCGCATATAAACCATATGCAGCAAACCTTTCATCAGCTGGATCTATCTTTCCTACAGCTACAAGTCTTTCATATATAACATTTTTTATATTTAAGTTAGGATATAGTTTTTCTAACTCTCTATACAAAGCCGGAGCGGGTCCACCATATAAAAGAAAATCCTCACCTTGGAAAGCATATATCTCTTCACCAAAATGATAATTTGTATTTTTTAACCAACCCCTATGATCTTTCTTAATTGACTCAGAGTTTCTGATAAGCACTTCTTTAGGATCTTCATACTTCACGTCTCCTATCGCATTGTTGATAGCATCATCAAACTTACCTTCTTCTAAAGCTTCTAAAGTTCTACGTAAAGCTTCTCTATTTATCTGCTCTTCATCTGACATAGTTGCTTCAAGATCTTCAATTTGCTCTAAAAAGAATCTAGTGCCACGTGCTTTTAAAAATTGATAATTATTCGCAATGATTGCATCTCTTAAATCACTTGATTTATCTTTAGCCAAATCTGGTATATTAGGATAATGATTCTTGTCGCCTGCTCTTTTCTCAAAAGCCTTGTTCATTGTTTGATTAGCTTGTGCATATACTGGGTTATTTATACCACCTTTTAGACCTAGGTTGTAGACGTTTTCTGCTTTTCTATATAAGTCTGGATAAGCAACAAAATAATTAAGATCGTCTAGAGTCATGTATTTGCCACGTTCTAAATCTTTTACATGTTTGTTTAGCAGAGTCTGTGCACGAACTTTATCATCACCAGCTTTTTTAGCTTCTAGCGTATTAATTGCATTTAAAAGTATTTTCTTACTATCGTTATTCATATCCATAAAAGAAGTTAAACCACTTCCATCAGACTTTTCATAGTTCCACTCAGTAAATACATCATCAAGATGCTGCTCATTAATCATACCACTATTGATGCCTTGATCTAAAAGGGTTTGTAAATCCTTATTAGCAGCATTTCTAGCAGCTTTTTTATCACCATCAAATCTGCCTTCGTGAAATGCAAGTCGTGTTTGATACCAACCACCTTCGCCAAAAAATTCATCAGTTACAATATTATCTCTAACAGAGTATGAGTCATTTCGAGCTATTGAGTTACTCATAGTACGAATAGCACTCCAACCCTGCATCATGCTGTTTTCACCTAGAACATACTCAGTTGCATCTTGTGATATACTTGACTGACCACTAAACAAAGATGTATCGTAGTTTTCAAACTTTGGAAATAACTTTTTAATGATTAATCTGTCACTTAAGTTTGGATCTTTCTGCCTCCACATCTGGATATATAAAGCATCAGCACTTTCTTTCCACTCCAGTTTCTGTCTGTAGTTTAAGTCTTTCCAAAACAATCCAGTCTCTGCATGTACTAAAGATTTTTTGGCAACACGAATCCACTCGTCATAATGTCTTTCAGCTTCGTTTGCTGTACCTCTTCCGTTGTTAGTTTGAAGGCTAGAAATTAATAAAGCATAATCTTTATAGTCATCTTGATATATCCGGATAGGCTGATTGTTTTCGTCAAATGTATCATAGTATCCTAATGTATCAACGGAAGCCTTTGCCTTACCTAACTCTTTATTTAAGTCAACTATATTTCTTCCTGTTTCTTTTTCTAGGTCTATACCCTCAGAATCAAACTGAGTTTTCCATGCTTTATTTTTATTTAATTGTTTAAGTTTCTGTAAATTTGTAAGTTCATCAGAGTAGTTCTGCCAATTTTCTATGATAGTTTTACCATCTCTAGTTAAATTAGCTGCATCTCTCCAACGACCACTAGCTGCTCGTCTAGTTAAGTCAAAGTTAGTTGCGTTGTCTGTAAAAAACTGGGAGGTATCTTGTATTTCTGCATCTATATTATCGTTTACCGCCTTAGTAAGATCAGGCTCAACTTCCATATACGCAATGCCTTGGCCTTGAAATGGATATTGAGTCTGTCTACCAAGCGATTCATAATAAGATTCTTGTGCTTGTTGTGTCATAATCTAATCGAATAAACTAGGAATTAATCCTGATGAAGTGTTAATAAAAGACTTACTAAAATCAGTTGTAAAGGCATTACTAAAATCAAAGTCATATCTGGGAATATTTAGTGAAGAACTAAAGTCACCTAGGTCTGCGGTATATAAACTACTTAGTGAGCTATCCATATTTGCAGGGTCAAAGGGGTTCTTCGGCGTTTTACTAGCTGCGCCCAGCTCCTTAAAAGCCGTGGCAATACTCGCTATCTGACTTGCAATACTTAATGCACCACTTAATCTATCACTCGGTGGCATGAGTACAGGTGCTCCATATTCTGGTTTCACTCCTAAAGTATTTCTTGCTTTAGCCTGTTCGTTTTGTAGTTTAGCAAGTCGAGCTCGATAACGTCTCTGCATGTTGATGCCAAACTCGTTACGTACAGAAGCTTCTAACGTACCTTGAGATCGAAGTAATCCAAGCATACTTGCTCTACCAGCTGTTCTAGATCTACCAGCTTGTTTACCTATAGCTGAAGCTTTATTACTTTGATATGAGATAAAACCTTTTTCGTATGCTTTCAAGGCTTGACCTTGTACATACCTTGCTCTTTCTAAATCATTAGAGATTTCAATACTATAACCTCTAGTGTTTTCTCCTTTCTTTCTAACAGCTTGAGCTTCTCTGTTAAAATATTTTAGGGATTCGGAACGATACTTAGCATCTTTCTCCATCCATCGTTGCTTGGCAGCATGTCTTGCTGAAGCATTAGCATCTACGCACACGGCAAAATTCTATAAAATCTAAATTGTACGGTCCGTTCTTAACTTTACGTAAGAACTTAAAACCTAAAAACTTTAACAGTTTTAGGTGTACTGTATTTCTACAGTCTACTATGTTCCACAATAGAGGCTCTTCACGGCTATCGACAAACCGCTTCGCTTCTCTTGCAAATGTAATTGGATAACGATGTATCTCTGGAGTACATAACATCCAGATTGCACCACCATCCCCGACTCCTGCTAGTCCGGCAGTCTTGCCGTCTGGTACTGTGAAATACACAGCAGAGCCTTCCTGAGCGACCAAAGGTAGGAAGATCATAGGATCTAACCCGTGACCTTCTACCACCTCTCTGAGGTCGTCTGGACGTAAGTTTGAGGCTACCTCCATGGCAGCCTTTGCTGTAATTGGGTGAATGTATTTAGACACGTTTGTAAAATAATGGTGAATAGTCTCCCTCCCATGCCATTGCTCTTAGGGTAGCTGGAGCAGGGTGACTTGATTTAAGTTTAATTTCTACGTTGTGATTTTTTTCGTAGACAGGTATAGTTTTAATATCTTCCTCTAAGTAAGGTACTCTTGATGCGGAATACGAATCCATAGCTGTTGATTCATGTACTTCCGAGTAATCATCTTTTCCTATACGTGTTAGCGTTGTTTCGTACATACCTATTTTACCAAAATGTAATTTGATTCTATGTACAATAAGAGATGAATTTACATCAGCACGAGATTGTTCTCCTACCTGTTTCTTCGGATAGATTCTAGGAAACTCTACTAAATACTCGTATAAATAACCTATACGCAAAGTTGTATTAGACCAATCGCCGGGGACTGTAAAGGTATTAGAAGATGGGTCTTTTGTAGCTTCAGCATATCTGCCTTGACCATCAGTAGGGGCTGGTGTACCACCTTCATCAATGACTACAAGCTGATAGTTAGGTGTTGTGACATTAGAAAGCCAACTAACATTACTAAATGTAGTTAAATTTGTAGAGGAGTCGTAACTACCACCACTAACTGTAGTATGATTATCTAAATGTATTTGAAAGTTTAAATCATCCGCCCTAATAATAGTAGGATCATCGTCTGATTGTATAAGTTTTATACTTTGTAAGAAGTTATCTGTATCTAAATAAAAATACTCATCATTAATAATAAAATGATACAAAAGCGGGTTGTTTAGTTTCCATTTAAACCATGCTTGTTGCTGTGTTTTCTCTCCTACTTGTAGATATTTATAGCCAAATACAGTATCCGTGTTAGTTTTACCCATCAATATTAAAGAGTTTTCTCTAGAATTAGTGAGTAAATCTAAGTCTTTAGGTAATAATGTAGGTACTAATTTACTAATTTCTAATATAGATGGCTCACCTTCTCTTGCTGTATTAGCCATTTGATTCATACGGCTAAATTTATTAGAGTTATCTAGATAAGCTATCGTAGTACCGAGTGATATAGGAGGTATATCTTTGTTGTAATTATATGTAGAGACACTTCTTAACTTAGCTGTATCTGGATTTAAAACAGTATCATCTGATGACAGTAGAAACTGTTGGTTTGTACTGAATACAAGCAATCCAGCATTGATTTCTATACCATCAAATATATCAGATGGAAACATAGATGCAGCAGATATGTCAATAGGGTCACTAGCTGAGACAGTAAGAGCTGATTCTATAAAGAAATCAGGGGTTCCTAACGTACCCGGTCTAGATGTTACGACGTTTTCTCCGGCTAGTATAGCCAGTCTATTACGATGAAACAGTACTTTATTAATACGTTTACCTACAAATGTAGGCATAGGGTTAGTATTATCGTCACCTACTCGTCTATCTTGATACGTAAATTGTTTAACTGTAAATGTGGTTGTAGCTGTACGCTGTATAACCAATGGCATATTAGTTAATGACTTAGCTATACCCGGTTCTGCACATTCTGTCCATGATCCTGTACCGTCAAGCTGATTTTCTCCATCAAATCGTAGGTAGTAATCATCTTCGTCAGACATTCTAGCGTTCTTAACTTGCACTATATATCCATGCCTACACATATTAGGTAACAAAGTAACTTCGTTTATAGTCTTTTGGAAGACTCTCATGAGATCTTCTTCAGCTATTTCTACACTAAAAGGGTTAGCACTAGATAAGTATATACCGGGTCCTATAACCTTAGCACTTATACCAGCCGGTAAATCATCGACTATGCCAGCTAATATAGTATCAGCAGTTACAGCTGTGTCAGCATCAAAAGGTGTAGGAGCTGGACGTATAAGACCATCGCCTGCACTAGAGATTGTAGCTTTAACAGAAGTAGTTTCGATTTCTGTAACAGTAACTTCTATATATGCTTGACCGTCAGAGCTGTTAGCAGTAGCTGCATGTTCTGGTTCTACACGTATAACGTCACCAACATCCCAACCTTCTCCACCATGTAGTAAAACTACTTCTAGGTTGTAGCTACATCTGTAGTTATTACCACCCGGTCCATTGCTACTAGCACTATAGTTAGGGCTAACACCTTGCTGACCTAGGGCAGTTATACGAAATGTTAAGTTATCTTTACCTGTAGTAATTGTTGTACCACTACTGTTCTTTACATGTACTACGTTAGTTGTAGCACCATAACTTCCAGCAGCTGTTACAGCATATACCTCTGTACCTATACCGGGGCAGTGACCTGAGCCATCACTTTCATCGTAACTGTTGCCTGTAATCTTAACTTTAGTTGCTCTTTTAATTGTAGTTAAGCTACCTGTAGAGGTACTATCATATAAGTTTATACCATATTGACGTCCGTTTTCTGTTCGTAAAAGTTCGATCATAGCACAGTGAGCTTCTGGTCTATCATCTGTAGTACCTGTTGTACCTACTAAAGTATTAGCGTTAGTACTATCACGACTGCTAACAAAGGTAGTGTCGTTGATAGTAAGGAATTGTAAATTTTCTGGTTCACTTGTTGCAAGATAATTTTGTATTGCGGTCTGTCCTCCAGTGCCGTATGCAGTAGTCATTAACTGACCATCACTACATCGCCATACTCTGACTTGACCATCTGCTGCTACTTGACCTACGTAAGATCCTTCAGTTTCATCACGAAAATAGTGAAACCAAGAACCACCACTCTGTACATTAGCCAGAGGAGCAGTTCCTATGCGTTTACTACCCGGTCTTTTGTAGAGTCCAAGTGTAACATCAGGGATTGCATTTACAATATCCCTAACCTGTCCTTGGAATTTTAAGTGATCGGGCTGTTCCGAAATCCCATTTATAAAACTAGGGATAGTTTGTGTAATGCCTGCCATTATCTTCTAAGGTTTCTCCATGGTTGATATGTATTGTATGCTGTATCATCTTCAAATCCAAACATACTATGATTGCCTTGGTTACACTCGTACTCCATAAGTGCAGCACGTGCTAGAGCTTCCTGTGAGCCTAACAGCTGTACAAGTTGTGGGTTAGCAACAAGCTGTGTAGCTGCTACTCGTGAGGCTCTGTAAGTTATGTATCTTTTAAATACAGGAGGTAGATCTTCATAGTTATATAATCTAATCACATCCAACTCGATTGAGTCAGCCATGTCAGTAAAGACATCAGTATGCTCGATCTTATCATATAAGAATCCACCACGTCTGACAAAGTTATAATGTCTTCTGCTCCAGTTGTCTGGTAAATCTATCTTAACTATGTCATCTGATATAGCTATCTTGTTTGTCGTAGAATCTTTGTTAAATGTTACATGACGTTCTCTGTTAAAATGCCAGCCTTCTGCCTGTGTATCAACATTTGCATCACGTAGTAGATTATATATGAATTGTATTTCTGGGTTAGCGTTAGCTATAGCTCCAGTGGTGGGATCTTTTAATTGTGTAATTGGTGCTTGTCCGATAGCTCCCAGTATTGAGTTAACTGCGGATAGTTCGGTATCGGTTTCAATAGTTGTGGTAGCCA